TCTATTATATCTATTAATGCTAATGGTACGCTATCAGGTGCAGGCACAGGGCAAGTAAATATAGGAAATCTTACTGGGAAGCTTCAAGCCGCTCAAGTAGATGCAGGAGTTATAAGTGCTGGAAAGATAACTACAGGTACTTTATCTGCTAATGTTATTGGTGCTAATACTATTGTAGCTAACATGATTAATGTATCTACAATAGCAAGTCTTAGTGCTGATTTAGGCACTGTAACTGCTGGAGACATAATAGGTACAGCTAATATAGATATTAATGGCTATGGCAAGTTTAAAGGTACAGTTCCTGGAGCTTATGGTACAAGTGCTTTAGTATGTAATGAAAGTTTTGTAGCAGGTTACGGGGTAGTTGCTTATGGTTCTGCTCAAAACTATGCAGGAGTTTATGGTATAGGTAATAACCTTGCAGTAGGTGTTGCAGGGTATTCACCAAGTCATAGAGCTTTACAAGGTATTAGTGATACTGGATATGCTTTATACACTTCCGGTACCAATTACCTAGGAGGTAATGTAACTATATCAGGTCAGTTGGTCAGTGTAGGTAATACATCTGTTGTTACCAATCTTAATGCTCATATGTTAGATGGGTATCATGCAAGTGGGTGGCTAACTGGGTTAAGCTATATCCCTTATGTAAGGAATGATGGTGCAGCTAAGGTAATGGAGATAGGTAGCCACTTAGATATGCATAGCCCTTATTCTTCTTTAGACTACGATGTTAGATTACAAGTTGATAGTAACCAAGTTTTAGTGTTTTATTCTCCAGGTGGAATAGGTAATTTTACTATATACTCTAATGGTACAGTTACTTACAGGGTCAGTGCAAGTCAAGCATCAGATAGAAGACTTAAGAAGGAAATAGTACCATTATCTAACAGTCTAAGTAAAATTAATAAACTACAAGGCTGCTCATTTAAACGTATAGATATAGAAGAAAGTAAAGTATTTGATGGTGTAATAGCCCAAGAAGTGCAAGAAGTACTGCCAAATGCAGTTATAGAAGATAATGATGGTAGTCTTTCAGTAGATTACTCATTTATTACAGCTAATTTAATAGAAGCTATTAAAGATTTAACTAACCAAGTAAAACAACTTAAACAAGAAGTAGAGGAATTAAAATGTCAAGACAAATAACAGTACCTACTAAACAAGTAACTGAGTCAATCATAACTACTCAACATAACAACGGTAGTCTTATTATTGCAGTAGGAGAAGGAGAGTTAGATATTAATAACGTATTTACCCCTTTCCCTAACCAAGCTTATAGTACATATATATTAGATGCTTCTTTATATAAAGCATTTATCAAAGAGTTTAAAGGAAGTTTAGCTGAAACAGGGTTATGGAAGTATATAGATATGCTTAGGGCAGGTGCTACTACTTCTGCACCAGGAGATACATATATATGGGATACTCCCACAAGTAAATGGATAGGAGATATTACTCTTGCTAAAGAAGCTAAAATAAAAGAAATAGAAACACAAAGAGACTTACTTATTATTTCAGATATTACTTATGATACTAAAGTTATTCAAGCTGATTTAAAAGACCAAGACTTAATTAAAGGTAAAATATTAGAAGTACAATCTTCTATAGCTACTAATATTCCTTTAACCAATATGGTTTGGAGAGATAAAGTAAATAAAGAATATACTTGGACAGTAGAAGCTACATATTTAAAATGGTTACAGGGATTAGTTATTGCTATATCTAAACGTACTACTAAAGCTTATGTAGATTCTTGGGTTAAAAAGAAAGATGTTACTGCATTAACTACATTTAAATCTGTAGATACTTATGTAGTATAAACACATAATATACACTTATAAGAGGTAAGTATGTACTTTATATACACAATACTATATACTTTGCATTAATACCTCTTAGAACTCATTCTCGTAACGATTTAAGGCATATACATAGATTATGGAAGAAGATATTAAAACATTAAATGAAGATGATAATGATACTTCTAGTCTTATATCTGATTCTGATATTACAGATTGGGAAAATCCACCTAAATTAAGTGAATTAAAAGATAATTATACAGAAGCTAAAGTATCCCATGATATACAAGTAGCTAATGTAATTACTTGGTTAGATAATTTAAATATTACAGGTAAAGCAAGAATTAATACTAATAAGAATAGGTCTGCTATTGTACCTAAACTTATTAGAAAGCAAGCTGAATGGAGATATGCTTCATTAAGTGAACCATTCTTAAGTACAGATGATATTTTTAATACAGATCCAGTTACTTATGAAGATAAGAAAGCTGCTGTTCAAAATGGTTTAGTATTAAATTCACAATTTAATAAATTAAATAAAGTTAAATTTATAGATGATTATGTAAGAGCTGCTGTTAATGAAGGTACTGTAATTACACGAGTTGGTTGGGAATACGAAGAGAAGGATGAAGAAGTAGTTGTACCTGATTTTAATTATGCACCTACTCCTGAAGCACAACAAAAGATACAAGAACTAGCTCAATTACAGCAAACTGACCCAATTACATTTAAAGAAAATGTTTCTGAGGAGTTACAAACAGCATTACAGTTATCTATACAAAATGGTGTACCTATGTTGCCTATTAAAATAGGTGAACATACAGAAACACAAACTAAAGTAATTACAAACAGTCCCACTTTAGAAGTATGTAACATTAAGAATGTTATTATTGACCCTACTGCAATGGGAGATAGTAATAAGATTAGTTTTATTATATATTCATTTGAAACTTCATTAAGTAAACTAAAGAAAGATGGTAACTATATTAATTTAGATAATATAAATATATCAAATACATCTATATTAAATAGTCCAGATCATTATGTAGATGATACTAGTTCTTTTAATTTTAATGATAAACCAAGACAGAAGTTTGTAGCTTATGAATATTGGGGTTATTATGATATTCATGGTACTGGTATAGTAGAACCTATTATAGTTACTTGGGTTAATGATGTAATTATTAGAATGGAAGAGAATCCATTTCCAGATAAGAAGTTACCTTTTGTTATTGTTCCATATTTACCTATTTTAAGAAGTATTTATGGAGAACCTGATGGAGCATTATTAGAAGATAATCAGAAAATATCAGGTGCAGTAACTAGAGGTATGATTGATATTATGGCTCGAAGTGCTAATGGACAAATGGCTACTAGAAAAGATGCCCTTGATATTGTAAATAAAAGGAAATTTAATAAAGGTGAGAATTATGAATTTAATGCTCAAGTAGATCCAAGACAAGCATTTTATATGCACACATTCCCTGAAATACCTAATTCTGCTCAATATATGTTACAACAACAAAGTGCTGAAGCAGAAGCTCTTACAGGTGTAGTACCATTTTCTAGCAGCAATAGCACACAATCCTTTGGAGACACTGCTACAGGTGTTAAGAGTGCATTAGACGCTACATCTAAAAGAGAATTAGGGATACTTAGAAGACTTGCACAAGGAATTGAAGAAATAGGTAGAAAATTTATTAGTATGAATAGTGAATTTCTATCTGATGAAGAAGTCATAAGAATTACTAATGAAGAGTTTGTAACTGTTAGAAGAGATGATTTAGCAGGTAATATAGATATTAAACTTACTATATCTACTCCTGAAGCAGATGAACAGAAGGCTAAAGAATTAGCATTTATGTTACAAACTACAGGGCAAACTATGGGTACAGAGTTTTCTAGTATAATTCTTAGTGATATAGCTAGATTAAGAAAAATGCCTAACTTAGCTAAAAAGATAGAAAACTTTAAACCACAACCTAATCCAATAGAACAAGAAAAAGCTCAATTAGAATTAGAGTTACTTAAAGCACAGATAGCTAATGAGCAAAGTAAAACTATGGAAAATCAAGCTAATGCTCAATTAGACTCAGCTAAAACTAATACTGAGAATGCTAAAGCTAGGAATCTTGGTTCAGATAGCGATATTAAAGATTTAAACTTTCTTGAACAAGAGAAAGGTATTAAACATAATAGAGAAAGAGATAAGATTGAATTACAGGGAGATGTAAGCAATAAAAAGAATATCAATATTAAACCTCCTAAAGGTAATAATGATAGTAAGAACACTACCTCTTTTAATGGGATAAGTAGTGTGTAATTTTAATTAGTAGGAAACTATAACAATGATGAAACCTAAACGTAGACGTAAAGATTCTGATGGTGATATGGATAATAGCCCTAAAGGAGAAAAGAAACGTAAACCAGTTAAACGTAAAACTCGTAAGTAATTTAATTTTAAAGTAATCTAATATAATTAGGACACAAAAATGGAAAATGATTTAAAAGCTATTGAAGTAACTGAAGCTCAAGCTAAAAAAGCAGTTGAACTTAAAGATGCACTTGTAGAATTAACTAGTAATAGTTTATTTGAAAAAGTAATTTTAACAGGTTATTTTGAGAATGAAGCTAGTAGATTAGTATTACTAAAAGCTGAACCATCATTACAAGATGATGAGAATCAAAAAGCTATTGATAAAGGTATTATTGCTATTGGTGAAGTAAGGCAGTATTTACGAGTTATTATGCATTTAGGTACACAAGCAGAAAAATCTTTAGTTGAGTGTGCTGAAGAACGTGTAAAGGTATTAGAAGAAGATACAGAAGATTAATATATAATTATATTACTTAACATTAAAACCCTCTTAGATAGCTGTATAACTACTCTAAGAGGTATTAATACACTAAGGCAATACTTATGGCAGATGATACAAATTACTTAGATATGTCTGATGAAGACATGTTAGAAGAACAACTACCTATTGAACCAACAGAAGAACAAGAAGACGTAGAAGATACAGTTACTAATGAAGTAGAAGATACAGAAGATACTTCCATAGATAATGTAACTATAGAAGAAAAAGAAGAAGAGATTGAAGATGATAGTGAAGACTCTTCTAATAGTGAAGAATTAGATAATCATATTGAGTCAGAAGATACTGAAGATGCAGATAGTACAGAAGATACTGCTACCACTGAAATCAATTATGAAGAAGAATATAAAAAGATACTAGCTCCTTTAAGAGCTAATGGTAAAGAATTAAATATAGAATCTATTGAAGACTTAAGAAACTTAGCTTCAATGGGTGCTAATTATACTAAAAAGATGACAGCTATTAAGCCATCTTTAAAAGTATTAAAAATGTTAGAAAATAATAATCTACTTGATGAAGCTAAGATTAATTATTTAATTGATTTGGATAAAAAGAATCCAGATGCAGTTAAACAATTAATTAAAGATAGTGAAGTAGATCCATTAGATATTGATACAGATGAAGAATCTACATATACACCTAACACCTATAATGTATCAGAACAAGAAATAGAACTAGATAATATTATTAAAGATATTCAATCTAGTCCTAAATTTGATGAAACAATAGATGTTATTAGTAATAAATGGGATGATTCAAGTAAGCAAGTAATTGTAGAAACACCTCAATTAATTAAAGTAATTAATGAACATATTGAAACAGGGATATATGATCAAATTACATCAGTAGTTGAGAGAGAAAGATTGTTAGGTAGATTATTGGGAATGTCTGATATTGAAGCCTATAAACAAGTAGGAGATGCTTTACAGGCAAATAATAAACTGAATGTACAAAATACTAACCCAGTTATTAATCCTGAACCGGCTAAACCTACGAGCAATACGGATAAAGACAAGAAACTAAAGAATAGAAAACGAGCTGCTAGTACAACTAAGACTGCTTCTAATGCTGTTGGTTTAGAAAATGACTTTGATCCTTTAAGTATGAGTGATGAAGAATTTGAGAATATCTCAAGTAAATATATTTAATAAATTAAAGGAAATTTAATTATGCCACAAAGTTATAATAATCCTACAGGTGGTGTTCCATCTAGTGTAGGTAGTCAAGTAAGAACTGATTTTTATCAAAAGAAAGCTTTAATTGAAGCACGTAAAAAAGAGTTCTTTGGTCAATTAGCTGAAAGTACAGCATTACCTAAACATTTTGGTAAAGAGATTGTTCGTTATCATTGGTTGCCTATTTTACATGATGCTAACATCAATGACCAAGGTATTGATGCTTCAGGTGTTTCAACACTAAATGAAGTAACTATTGAAATTCTAGCACCAGATTTAACTGCTACAGGTAATGGTTGGGTTACTAGATATGCAGTAGGTAATGGTACAACTGCTGCGTTAGCTTTAACAGATGCTAAAGTAAAAGCAGTAGATATTTTCAAAGAGTTAGGTGTATTTGTAACATCTTATGCGGCTACTAAAACTGCATTATTAGCTCTTACACCTGCTTGGGTAATTACAGAGAATACTGCTGTAAGTGGTGCAGGTAATCTCTATGGTACAAGTAAAGATGTAGGGTATATTGCACAAAGATTCCCTTCTCTTACTGAGTCTGGAGGTCTTGTAAACCAAGTAGGTAGTAAACGTATTACTCTTAGAGGTACTATTCATAAATATGGTTTTTATGATAGTTATACACAAGAATCTTTAGATTTTGATACTGATAGTGAATTACTTATGCACATTAATCGTGAAATGATTAATGCTTCTTACGAAATGATGGAAGATTTATTACAAATTGATCTTCTTAATTCTGCAGGTGTAGTTAAGTATGCTGGTACTGCCACAAGTAAAGCAACTTTATCAGGTGAAACTGGTGCAGTTGATTTAGTTACTTATGATGACTTAATGAAGCTTGAAGTAGATTTAGATGTCAATAGATGCCCTAAAGATACTAAGGTGTTTACAGGTACTCGTAAGATTGATAATAAGACTATTGATGGTGCTAGATATATGTATATTGGAACTGAATTAGTGCCAATGTTTAAACGTATGACTGACCCATTTGGTAATGCGGCATTTGTTTATGCTAGACAGTATGCAGCTGGTACTACTTTAGCTGTAGGTGAAATTGGTTCTGTAGGTGGCTTTAGATTGATTGTAGTACCTGAAATGATGCACTTTGCAGGTGCTGGTGGTACTGTAACTAATAATGCAGGTTATAGACAGTCTAATGGTAAATATGATGTATATCCATTATTAGTTGTTGGTTCAGAATCTTTTACCACAATCAGTTTTAAAGCTGATGGTAATGGGTCTAAATTTAAAATCAAGCATTCTAAGCCAGGTTCTCCTGAGAGCTATGCAAATGATAGATTTGGTGAGACAGGATTCATGTCTATCAAATGGTATTATGGTTTCATGGTATTACGTCCAGAGCGTTTAGCTCTATTATTAACTGTAGCTGAATACTAGAAATAGTTAAGTAAATAAACACCTCTAGTAGAGATATTAGAGGTGTTTTACAATTAAGCTACTAATTACACATTAATCTATTTAAAAGCTTATATAAGGCTATATTAGCTCTATATAAGTATGTATATAACTAAAGGTATAAGTAAATGAATAAAGATCAACCAGTAGAAAGTATTGATGAGTTGACTATATTAAAGCAGAAAGCTAAATTATTAGGTATTAATTATCATCCTAGTATTGGTTTAGATAAGTTAAAAGAAAAAGTAAATTCAGTTATGACTACAGATACAGTAGAAATAGCTAAAGATGAAAGTGCTAATCAAATAAGAACTAGATTAAGGAATGAAGCAACTAAATTAGTAAGAATTAGACTTACATGTATGAACCCAGATAAAGGTGCATATAATGGAGAAGTGTTTACAGTAGGTAATAATGTTATTGGTACTATTAGAAGATTTGTTCCATTTAACGCAACTGAAGGATGGCATGTTGAACAAATTATTTATAACATGATAGATCAACGGCAATATGTACATCATTACACAATTAAAGATGATAAAGGACAAGAGCTTAATAGACATAAGTTAAGTAAAGAGTTTTCTATTGAAACATTACCACCATTAACATCAGAAGAGCTACATGACTTAGCTATTAAACAAGCTATGAAAAATAAATAGATAATTTACTAAAAGGTTTCTAAGTATGGCTATAATTAATAATTCAGATTTAACCACCAAACAGTTAGGTGGTACTGGTGTATTTGATACTCTAATGACTACTGTATCACTTCATTTAGATAGTGAAGTTAAAAAAGGTAGGATTAAAGGAAGTGAGTATGCAACAGTCTACTTAGGAGCTTTAACTTCAGTATTACAACAATCTATTTCTTTCTTATTAAGTAAACAAGAAGCAGATGCTAAAGCTGAATTAGTAAAAGCACAGGTAGTTTCTCAAGGTATTCAAGATACCTTAGTAACAAACCAAGCAACAAAAGTATTAAAAGATATTGATTTATCTACTGCTCAAATAGGTATAGCTAATAAAGATATTATCTTAAAACAGTCTCAAGTAGATTTAGCAA